GTCTATTATCCCACTTCCATTCAAAGAACCTTCGCAGACCTTATTCAACATGCTTACCTTTGTAACGCAGACAGGACAAAAGTTTGCTGACAGCACCGAACAAGTAATTGCAGACAGCGGAGGCTATGGACCAGTTGGCACAACCTTGGCATTGTTAGAAGCTTCAAGTAAGTTCTTCTCCTCAATTCATAAACGTCTACACAAGGCACAGGGCGACGAGTTTAAAATCTTGGCTCGTATTGACTATGAGTATCTACCACCTGAATATCCTTATGACCTTCCTGGAGTTTCTGAGAAGATTCTTAAGAAAGACTTCGATGGTCGTGTAGATATTTTACCAGTGTCTGACCCTAACATTCCTTCGAATGCTCAGCGCATGATGCTTATCCAAATGGTACAGAACATTGCTCAACAATCAGAGCCAGGTATGTTTGACATGGAAGCCATTAACAGAATGCTTCTAACAACAGCCAATGTTCCTGACATTGATAGACTAATGCCACGCAAAGACGAGGCACAACCTCAAGACCCAATGACTGATATCTTGGCTGTATCTCAAAACAAACCAATTCAAGCCTTTATAGGTCAGAACCACGATGCACACATTTCGTTCAAGGGAGCTTTCTTACAAGACCCAGGCAATCAACAGAATCCATTCTTTAATCAGATGGCTGCAGCTTTGCAGGCTAATATCTCTGAACACATGCTTCTAAAGTATAAAGAACAAATTGATGGTCTGTCTATGCAGGCGGCTCAGAATCCACAGATAGCTGCTCAACTTTCTCAGATGCCTAACCCAGAAGAAATGGCAAATGCACAAGCTGCCCAGCAAATCATGCAGACGAACATGCAGATGGCTCAGGGTGGTGGCATGTCTCCTGAACAACAGATGCTTCAAATTGAAACACAGAAGCTACAGGTTGAGCAACAGAAAAATCAAACCCAAGCTGCTAAGGCTCAAGTAGATGCTTCGCTCAAACAACGTGACCTTGACTTGAAAGAGCAGAAGATTGCTATTGATGCTCAAGAAGCAGGGATGCAGGCTAACATGCAAGCATATCAGAAAGAAGAAGACCGCAACGCCAAGAGAGCTTTGAAAGCTATGGATGTACTGGCTGACTTAATTAAGACACAGGAAGCCAACGGCATTAAGGAAGTACAACTTTCTACTGATATGTTAAACACCATTATGAAGAACCAACAGGGTAATTAATAGTGTTATACGAAGAATTAATTAAAGAACTTCAAAAAGAAATTGAAGGATTAAAAAATTCGCTTGCATATGGGACAGCTTCAGACTATCCTATGTATAAGGAGGTGGTAGGTAATATCGCAGGGATTGAGAAATCAATTGGTATTATTAAAGACTATCTAACTAAATACATAGAAGAGGACTAGATTAATGCAAGCAGCATCTAATGCTATTAAAAACGACGAGTGGATTACAAATGACGATGTATCTGACCCAACACCCTTACCAGAAGTTCCAGGATACACTGTACTTGTCCGCCCTATCTCTGTTAAGGAAAAGACAAAGGGAGGTATTATTCTTCCTGACTCAACCAAATCGGACATGGCTTATCTTACAACAGTTGGCCGTGTACTAAAAGTAGGGAACGCAGCTTATCAAGACGATAAGTTTGGAGACACCCCATGGTGTAAAGAGGGAGACTATGTGTGTTACGGTAAACACGCTGGGAATAAGTTTTTGTATAAAGGTGTCCAGCTACTACTTATTTTTGACGACGATGTTAAAATGGTAGTTGAAAGCCCTAAAGATTTAGACCCCACATTTAATCTATCAAATTAATTTAACGTGTTGCTATTGTGACACGGTAACTTATACTATATAATATATCACATCAGCGTTATTCGTCTAAGTTCGCTGAGGACGTTAAACAGGAGAAGTACAAATGGCAGAGACTGAATGGTCTACTATTACACCTGAACAAGGTGAATCCCCCGATAAAATTGAAATTGAAATTGAAGGCGCAGAAGAAGAAGTTGTATCTGCTGCACCAGAAGTAGAAGTTGAGAAGCAGGAAGAACCTGCTCCAACTCCAGAAGTAGAAGCTGAAGAAGCCACTACCACAGCCGAAGAAGAAACGGATGAGGAAGCACCAGCTAAAGAAGCAGAGACATCAGGCGCACAGAAACGTATTCGTCAACTGGTAAAACAGAAGAAAGAACGTGAAGCTCAGATTGAAGAACTGCTACAGGCTCAAAAAGAAATGCAGCTAAAACTGCAACAGCGTGAAGAAGAATACGGTACCCTTCTAAACACAAACGTAGAATCTAATGAGCGTCAGGTTGCCGAAAGAATTGAACTTGCTAAGAGTGCCTATAAAGAAGCACTGGACAGCGGGGAATCAGATAGAATCTTACAAGCGCAAGAAGCACTTACTAATGCGCAGCAAGATAGCTATAACATTAAAACCTTCAAACAAGAGGCTGAATCTTTTAAGCCTGTTAACTTTGAAGAACAAGAGCAACAACTACCCGTTAATAAAGCTGCTGATAGAAAAGCACAGCGTTGGGTAACAGAGAATGACTGGTTTAATAAAGACCGTGTCTTAACTGCTGCTGCTCTTGAGATTGATTCAGAAGTACAAGGCGAAGGCTTTGACCCTGCTGATGACGATTATTACGAGGAAATTAACCGCCGCATGGCAGATACTTTCCCTAACAAATTCGGAACAACTACAGAAGAAGTAGCTGCCGATAAACCCCGTACGAAGCCTACGTCAACGGCTTCTCAAGTAGTAGCTGGAGCCTCGCACACTTCAGCATCCCCGTCTAATAAGAAAGTTAAACTCTCTCAAGAAGACGTACGACTCGCACAAAAGTGGGGAATTACTCTTGAACAGTATGCCGCCGAAAAGCTGAAAGTAGAAGCAGCTGGTGAAGGCGAATATACAACAATTAACAGATAGCTGCGAAAGGATACATATACTTATGGCACGAAATACTACACGGAATAGCCAGTCTCGTGAACTGGAAACAAGAGAAACAGAAGACTACGAATATACTGAACCTAACCTTTTAGACATTCCACAGTTTGTTAGCAATAGATTTGACGAGCAAGGAATGAAACTACGTTGGATACGCATCTCCCTTAAAGGTAAAGACGATTATACAAATGTCGGTAAGCGATTAGCTGAAGGCTGGGAATTTGTTTCCTTGGACGAAGTACCTGAACTAGGCCACACCTCTATGGTTAGAGATGAAGGTCGTTACAGCGGTACTGTTTGTCGTGGAGATTTGGCTCTTGCTAAGATGCCAACCAAACGTGCTGAAGCACGGCAACGTCATTTCGAAGATGCATCCGCTGATATGGTGGACGCTGTTAACTCGCAACTTGAAAATGCAAGTGACAGAAAAATGCCTATTCGAAACTCAAGCAGAACAAACGTAACCAAGGGTAGAACTGCTAAGTTTGACTAATCATATTGGCAGCCTTGGTTCTTAATTTTAAAACTTAACTCGAAGGAGAATATAAAATGAGTGCAACTAAACAAGCTCGTGGTCTTGTTCCTTCTCGTATTCGTGGCGCAGGTTACAACACTGCTGGTACTAATGAGTACAGCATTGCTTCAGGCGCTGCCGCCAGCATGTACACAGGCACGCCTGTTCGTATTTCAGCTGGCTACGTAGTGGCTCTTACCTCTGCAGGTGAGACTACTGACGGTGTATTCCAAGGCTGTCGTTATGTAGAAGACGGGGAACAAAAATTTAAAGCATACTGGGCTGGCGGCACATCCGCTACTGACGCAGTGGCTTTTGTCCAAGATAACCCAAATGCAACTTACATCATCCAGTGTAATTCTACCATTGCCCAAAGTGCAATCGGTCAGAACGTAGCTGTTTCGGGCGTAGGCGGCGGTTCGACCTTTACTGGTCAATCCTCGATGGTAGCTAAAGCTTCCACCGTAGGTGCTGGCGTACTAGACCTGAAAATTGTTGGTGTGGTCAATGAACCAGGCAACGCTGTTGGCGATGCTTACACTAAAATCGAAGTAACACAGGCACTACATGCTGACAATTTCCGTCAGGTATATGTAACTGCTCCTGTAACTTCTACGGCTGGTAACTAAGGGAGATAATTAGAAATGGCTATTAATAGAGGAAGTATTTCCAAAGAGCTGCTCCCAGGACTGAACGCTGTATTTGGCGTTGAGTACGGAGAAGTATCCGATGAACATGCACCGTTGTTTGATGTTGAAAATTCAGACCGTGCATTTGAAGAAGAAGTTCTCTTCACAGGCTTCGGCACTGCACCTGTAAAAGGTGAAGGCGCTGCTGTATCGTATGACGATGCCCAAGAAAGCTACACTGCTCGTTACACACACGAGACTGTTGCTCTTGGCTTTGCCATCACAGAAGAAGCAATGGAAGACAACTTGTATGACACATTTTCCAAGCTACGTGCCAAAGGTCTGGCCCGTGCAATGGCAAACACCAAACAGGTAAAAGCTGCTGACGTTTTCAATAACGGCTTCAACAGTTCTTATGCTGGTGGTGACGGTGACCCGTTGTTCTCTGCATCACACGCTACGATTGGCGATGGCGACCAAAGCAACTTGCTTTCCGCTGCTGACCTTTCGGAAGCTTCGCTTGAGACTGCTTTGATTAGCATCTCGAAAATTAAAGATGACCGTGGTATCCTGATTGGTGCGCAAGCCGAAAGCCTGCACATTCCTTCGGACCTCGCATTCACTGCAGACCAGATTCTGAACTCTGCTTTGTCCACAACCATTGTTTCGAACTCTGGTGTGACAAACACGAATGACATCAACAGCATCCGTAACCAAGGACTTGTCCCTGGCGGCTTCTACGTGAACCGTAGATTCACCGATACGAATGCTTTCTTCATCAAGACTGATTGCCCGAATGGTGCGAAAATGTTCGTACGCTCGCCGCTTCAGACTAAGATGGAGCCAGACTTCGACACTGGTAACCTTCGCTTTAAAGCTCGTGAGCGTTATAGCTTTGGTTGGTCAGACTGGAGAGGTTTCTTCGGTAACGCTGGTGCCTAGTCACTAGTCTACTGATAGACTAAAAAATAGAAGGGCGTGGGAGTTGTATCCTGCGCCCTTTTTTAGTATAATAGGCACATCGAAGTTTATTATACAGGAGCGAATCATGTCGGCAAATCTTAGAGTAGCATATGTTACTTGCAATACTACACTGGTTAATACAGCTGTAGACACAGTTAGCGGTGTTACGCTGACAGGAACACGCATTAGGGGTGTCCATGCACAAGGTGTAGGTGAGTTTATTATCACTGGTACATCTGTAGATGCTTTTGGAAACTCTAATGGCGGTATCATTAAATTCACAAACACAACTAATTCGGATGTAACAGAAGCCTACCTCACAGACGCAGGTGTCCGTATGGGTGGTCCTGTTGTTGTCCAGTGTCCTACAACTGCATCAACGGTAACAATTTATTATGGCTAATTACACATACCTCGTAAACGATATTATTGAAGCATCTGAGAATGATGGCGCTGAGTTTGTTGCCTACATTCCTAAGATGGTTAATCGTGTCGAAGATAGAATGATAAAAGCCCTAGATGACTACGGGCTTGTAACTGCTACGTCAGTTGTCCTTTCTGCAGGTAAAAATATATTTGAACTACCTACAGGAGCAAAGGTTATTAAGAATATCCACCTTAAAGATGCAGGCACTAAGATTGCTTTGCTTCAAAGAACAGACGAATTTATTAATGACTACTGGCCTGTAAGTGCCAGCACAGGAACTCCTAAGTATTATGCTAGAAAAACCAATAGTCAAATTTTGTTTGCTCCTACTGCAAGCGCTACTTATGGTGGCTCTATTGTGTATACAGTTAAACCAGCTGCCTTAACCAGCGCTAATCAGAATAACTATTTCTCAGATGAATGCTACGATGCTCTATTTTATGGTTGCATGGTTGAGGCTACAAACTTTATGAAAAACTTTTCTGTTACTCCTGTGTATCAAGAACAACATAAAAATGCAATGGACTTACTGAGAAACCAAGCCAGAAGAACACGCCGTGACGATATGGAAGATAACTCTTCCCCTGCAGGCGGCGACAATACACTAACTCCAGGAGGAAATTAAATGGCAGCGGTTAAGACAGGTGCTGACGCAA